AAGAAGAACTGGCGTGGATTGCCAACCCGCGTGAAGGGTTAGCCACGGTATGCAAATTCCTTCCAACAGCGGCGGATGTTCACGACTTCTTGCGCGCAAAACGTGCCAGAGAAGCAGAGTACAAGCCTGCCCACACAGCCTATCGCCGCCTGAACGAAGACAGCGGGCCGTGGGAAAAGGAAACCGATTACGAGCGCAAGGCCCGCGTGGTGAGGGAACTGCTGGGTTACAACCCATCGCACAAGGCGCAGCAGATTGAACCGAAGCGCGATCTTGTGCCGCCCACGGCTGAAGACTTGCGGAACCTCAAGCTCAAAACCCCTCCCGGCCCGATCTCACGCCAGTTGCGCGAAAAGTTAGAGGCCGAAGGCTGGCCGTTCATTCCCAGCGAGGAACAAAGAGCATGAACGAGGTGACATTCTCCCCCTTTAACAGCTTTGACTACCTCGACACGCTGGAAGTCTGCCACGCTTATATCCGGGTGGTTGGCGATGATTTTCAGAAGCTGACCGAAAAATACGATGACGCTCTCAAGCGGATCAACGACCTCCAAGCCGAGATTGAAGCCCTGAAAATCATTTGCCGGGACGCAAGCTAAATGTGGCTAATTATGCGCACTGACTTTCGGAAAGAGCCTTACGTGGTTTCCCAAATTGGGAACATGGGCTTCTCCGCATGGCATCCGGTCCAGGTTATAGCCTGCCGCCCCGCAGTGGCCCGCCGCGTCACAGCCAAGGCTCAGTTGAGGGCTTATCGTGAGATAGCGATATTACCCCGCCGCGTGTTTGCATGCCTGCCAGTGGCCTCCGTAGACGATCTACAGGGCATCCGGCACTTGGTAGGCGTCGAGTTTGACGGCGACATGCGGCCAGTGGTCATCCCTGACAGCCAAATCTCCGCATTCCGTGCGGTGATTGATGCGGAGAACAGGGCGGCACTGGCGCTATCACAAACTGCTAGCAGAAAGCAAAAGGCGAAATGGAGGTCGCTCCATGACGCTCTGGTTGAAATGATAGACGGGGCAAAGGCGCAGTTGGAGCAGGCAGCATGAGGGTGGCCGTCTGTGGTGGGCGCGGCTTCAATCATTACGGCATGGTGTGCGGTGCATTGAACGCGGTTCACAAAAAACATGGGGTTTCGCTGCTGATCCACGGCGGGTGCAGCGGCGCGGATCAGTTGTCGGCGGAATGGGCGGAAGGTTTGGATATTCCCACGCGGGCTTACCCTGCCAAATGGGACGAGCACGGACGCAAGGCTGGTCCGTTACGCAATCAAGAAATGATTGATCACGGAAAGCCGGATGCACTTGTTGCCTTTCCGGGCGGGAAAGGAACCGCTGACATGGTGTCGCGCGCTAAGGCGGCCAATATCCCAATTTGGGAAATTGCTGTGGAGAAGGCTACGGAGCAGGCGGCATGAGAGTGACGGATGCAACCCGCCGTGTGTTGGGCGTGAGGCGCGAAAAGAAAGCAGCAGAAAAAGCCGGGTTTGTGCGGAAAACAGTTTTGAACAAACAGCTAGGTTCTGAAATGTATTTAGTCATTGTTTCTGCGTTCCCTTCGGTGGATGGAAAGTCCGTTTGGATTAAAACAGAAAACAGGCCATAAAAAAGTTACAATTACCCCCGATATTCTACGATGACGCATTGCATATGCCGCTCAAGTGGGTTCGCCCCGTGGCTGTAACCGCTGCACCCGTTGCGGCGTGTTGAGAAGAATTGCCTGAAATTGAGCGGCCAAGAGATCAAGCTGAGATCAATGGTTGGTAAATCTGCCTCGCAAGCGGTGCCGCTCATCTAATTCCCCTGCGTTCCATCAACCTCGCGCCGTTCCCCGACTGCACTCGTCTCGCGGTTAAAGCGCAGGGGATACCTATCCATCAGGTGTTTGTCCGAGCCTGTCCCCGTTTGGCGCGTCCTAGACGCATCGGACTCCAGTTCACAGAAATTCCAGCCCACGCCACTGCCACCCCTCCCGGTTCAGCGTTAGAGCAGATCGCGCCGTGTGGCTGGAACCCCATTCAAGACAATCCGTAACACAAGGAATTACACAATGTACAGTCATGGCAAAAAGACGGGCCTTGTCGGCAAGCATGGCGTTACAGCCGACATGGGCAAGAAGACCCCCAGCACGTTCAGCAAGGTCACTGCCTCTGCTGGCAAGTCCAGCGGCATCAATCGCAATGGCGACCCGAAGGGCTGCAAGCCCATGAAGGGCTGCTGAATGAACAGTTCCGAGTTCCTGCGCCTCTATGAGGAAAGCCTGATCCGCTACGAAGCGGAGACTTGGGCTGCCATCATGGACAAAGAGCGCGGGGGCTTCTGGAAGCGTTCCGTTACGGCAATTCGTTCGTTGTTTCAACAGGGCTAAATCAATGGCCTTCGTCAAGGGACAGTCGGGCAATCCAAATGGTCGCCCCCCTGGTTCAAAGAACAAGATCAGTGAGAAGTTCATCAGCGCCATCACAGCCGACTTCGAAGAACACGGCGAGACGGTGATTGAGAAGGTTCGCACTGAGAAGCCCGAAAACTATCTCAAGATTGTGGCTGACCTTGTGCCGAAGGATTACAACATCGGCCAAGACCAGCCCTTCAGGATGACGTTTGAATGGCTGAAGCCGAGCGAATAGTAATCCCATATTCGCCGCGCCGCCATTTTCTCCCATACCATGCAGCAGACAAGCGGTGGCGCATCATTGTGGCTCACCGCCGTGCAGGCAAGACCGTTGCATGTGTGAACGAACTGATCCGCGCTGCGCTCACATGCGAGAAGCCTGAACCAAGGGTGGCCTATGTCGCGCCGTACTTCCGTCAGGCCAAAGACGTTGCCTGGTCCTACCTCAAAGAGTTCACCCGAGACATTCCCGGCAGAAGCGTCAACGAAAGCGAACTGCGCGTCGATCTCCCAAACGGTGGACGTGTGCGGCTGTATGGTGCCGACAATCCTGACGCCCTTAGAGGCTTATATCTTGATGGTGTTGTTCTCGACGAGTTCGCGGACATGCGCCCGCGCTTCCTGCCGGAGGTTATCCGTCCTGCTCTCTCTGACAGACGAGGGGGCCTTACACTAATCGGGACGCCCAAGGGTCACAACGAGTTCCATGACCGCTGGGTGAGCGCACAGGATGACCCCGAGTGGTTTCACATGATGCTCAAGGCTTCCGAGACGAAGATTGTTGATCCGGAAGAACTGGCAAGCGCGGCCAAGATGATGAGTGAGGCGCAGTATGCGCAGGAATATGAGTGCAGCTTTGAGGCAGCGATTGAAGGCGCTTACTATGGCCTTGCTCTCGAAAAGGCTGCTCAAGAGGGCCGAGTTGCCAAGGTGCCGCACAACCCTGCACTTCCCGTCTTTACGGCATGGGACTTGGGAATTGGCGACGATACGTCCATCTGGTTCGCACAGCGGTCTGGCGGTTGGCTTCACATCATTGACCACTACGCAACCAACGGACAAGACGCCAGTCATTACGTGGATGTTCTTCGGGCCAAGCCCTACACCTATGCCAATCACTTTCTGCCGCATGATGCCAACAATCGTGAGTGGACCAACGGCAAATCAAGGCTCGACACGCTCAAGGCGCTTGGGCTTAAGGATTGTAAAGTAATTCCCAAGATGCCTGTCGATGACGGCATCAACGCTGTTCGGTTGCTTCTGCCGCTCTGTCGGTTTGATGCTGAGAAGTGCGAAGGTGGCTTGGAAAGCCTGCGCCAGTATCGCCGGGAATTTGACGAAGGCAAGCGGGTGTTCAAGCCCACGCCATTGCATGACTGGACCAGTCACGATGCGGATGCCTTCCGGTATCTCGCCACTGGCCTGGAGCCTGAAGCAGCGGTTCCAATTGACGTTCCCCGATATTCGGGCCGCAGAAGGCGCGGTGGAGCCTCTGACGATAGTTCGGGGTGGGCTGCATGAATACTGACAAGACCATTGACGAAGACGACAGCCTGCTACTCGAAATTCGGGAACGCTATGAGGCTGGCCGTACCTACATCAACGAATGGCGCACTGAGGCTCGTGAGGCGTTCGACCTGTACGCTGGCAAGCAGTGGTCTGAGCAGGACCGTCAGAAATTAACTGAGCAGCAGCGCGTTCCGGTGACGTTCAACCGGATTGCCATCCTGATTGATGCCGTCATTGGCTATGAAGTCAACAACCGCCAGGAGACGCGCTACATTCCGCGCACCCCCGGCGATGCCAAGGTCAATGAACTGCTGACTGAGGCGGCGAAGTATTTCAGGGACAGTTGCGATGCTGAATTTGAAGAGTCAGATGCGTTCCGCGACATGGCAATATGCGGTATGGGCTGGACCAATGACCGCATTACTGATGAGCGCAATTCAGATTATGATCTGGTACGAGACCGCGTTGACCCGCTTCGCATGCTGTGGGACCCGTCTTCGCGCAAGCCGAATCTGGAAGACGCTCGCTGGCTGATCTACGAAACCACGATGTCGAAGGGCGAGGCCAAGGCGCTCGTTCCTGAGTGGGATGGCGAATACGTCAGCGTTGATTGGCAGATTGAAGACACGGACGTTGTAGGCACCAACAACCCGCGTGACAGCTACAAGGGCAACGACCTTGAGAAGGCAGCGATTCGCCAGATCAAGGTGCTTGAGTATCAGTACGTCATTGACGAGTTTGAGCATGTCATCACCAACCCGATGACGGGCGAGGTTGCCACGCTCACCAACGAGCAGTGGCTTGAACTGCCGGAAGCGGATGCCAAGGAACTTGGCAAGATGCGTGTGCAGCGCCGCAAGCGTGAATGGAAGCGTGCCTTCATGATTGGTGGCGAGGTGTTCGAAAAGAAGCACCCGTATCCCAAGGGGCCAACCTATTTCTGCGTCACTGGCAAGCGTGACCGCAACACGGGCCATTGGTTCGGTCTGGTTCGCAGCCTTCGTGACCCGCAGATGTGGTCGAACAAGTTCTTGAGCCAAATCATGCACCTCATCAACACCTCGGCCAAGCCGGGATATGATGTTGAGAAGGGCGCGATTGACAACGTGCAGAAGTTTGAAGCCTCTGCGGCTAAGCCTGGTGCCATCAACACGTTCGTTGACGGCGCATTGCAGCAGGGCAGGGTTCAGCGCCGCGAGGCTGTGGGCCTGCCGCCTGACCTGTCCAACCTGATGCAGTATGCGAATGAGAGCATGCAGAACGTCTCGGGCATCAACCAGGAACTTCTTGGCATGGCTGACCGGGATCAGGCGGGCGTTCTGGAGTACCAGCGCAAGCAATCTGCGGTCACGCTGTTGGCTCCGCTGTTCGACTCGTTCCGGCGTTATCGCAAGATGGCGGGTAGGTGCTGGCTCTATTTCATGCAGCATTACCTGACCGATGGCCGCTTGATCCGCATCACGATGGATGACGGTAGCCAGATGAACGTGCCGTTCCAGAAGGGTCAGATACCGAACCCCAGCTATCAGGGTGGCGGAATGCAGCAGCCGCAGGGCAATCAGTCGATGGGCATGCCTGCTCAGTCGGCCCCTGTCCAAATGCCGCAGATGCCAGCGGAGGGCGCAGAGTATGGACGATAATGCGCTCAACCAGCAGCCGTTCCTGACGTTCTTCGATGAGGAAACGGCGGAATACGATGTGATTGTGGATCAATCCTCGTCTGCCCCTAACCTGAAAGAGGCAACGTGGGGCGCATTGCAGCCGCTTCTTCCGCTGGTATCCGAGCGCATGGGACCGGATGAATTTGGCCTGATCCTCGAATACAGCCCGCTGCCTGAGTCCTTCCTTGAGAAGTTCAAGGCCATTGCGGATGAGAAGGCCAAGCAGCCGCCGCCTCCTGACCCGGAGATGATGAAGATACAGGCCATGCAGCAGGCCAAGCAGGCCGAGTTGCAGATGAAGCAGCAGGAAGCACAGGTCCAGATGCAAATGGATCAGCAGGCCGCGCAGCATCAAGCACAGGTAGAGCAAGGCAAGGTAGCCGCACAGATACAGTTGGAGCGCGAGAAGGCAGCGGCTCAAATCCAGCTTGAGCGTGAAAAGGCGATGGCCCAGCTTGAACTTGAGAAAATGCGGATGATGTTCGACGCCGAGCGCATGAAGCAGGAAATGCAGTTCAAGGCCATTTCGTCTCGGCATGACATGGCACTCAAGACCGCTTCAACGCAGTCAAAGATGAACATGGATGCCAGCAAGGCTGCTGAAACCGAAGCCGAAGACGAAGACGATGGCACGGCGGAAGCAATTACCCAGATGAGCGAGGCAATCATGCAGCTTGCTCAATCGACCTCTGATGGCATTGCCAGCCTTGGTGCCGACATTAAGGACGCGATGACGAAGCCTAAGACCATTGTGCGTGGGCCTGATGGCCGCGCAACCGGAGTACAGTAAATGCCCAAATCAACTGCGACTTGCAACAGCATCCTGGCACTGATCTTCAACGCAACGGCATGGGCCGACATTGCGGAGAATGACACTTCGTCGCCATCGACCAACCTCTATGTGTCGCTGCACACGGCGACCCCCGGCGTGGGTGGCGCACAGACCACGAACGAGACGGCATACACCAACTATGCCCGCGTGGCAGTGGTTCGCACTACTTCTGGCTGGACGGTCCCGTCTGGTGGTGCCACGGCCAATGCGGCGTTGATCCAGTTTGCACAGTGCGGCGTGACGGGCGCTACCGTTACTCACGTCGCGATAGGCACGGCGGCGAGTGGCACGGGTACGGTGCTTTACGCTGGTGCGCTGAACTCGTCGCTTGCCGTTGCAAACCTCATTCAGCCGCAGTTCGCCATTGGCGACTTGGACATTACCGAAACATGAAGCAAGCCAAGCCGATGACGTTTGCCTGCGCCGAATGTGGTGCGCCTGCGGTGGTCAATTCAAAGACTGTGGAGCGTAGTTGCTCGCATTCTTCTGCTGGCATCAAGGCGATGATGAGCGCAACGGCCACGGGTGAGGCAAAGGTTGCATCCTGATGGCTGGCTTTCGGAATGTCACGGCCTATGTGCAGGCGTTTGATGACGGGAAGGTAAAACTCTCGACATGGCGCAAGTCGCCCAGCCAAGCCACAACGGCGGGCGTCTGGTTTGACCTGTCCATGTCTCCCGGCAACCCCGTTCCGAACTATTATGCCTCATCGCCCTATGTGTCGGCCACGTTGAACGGAAACGAAGGCATATTTCACGGCGGTGCCGTCACGCCGGGAACCAAGCGCATCAAGAACCTGATGGCCCTGACGGCAGTTTCAACGGCGCTGCCCATGAACATGATTCTGAGCGACTATCTGATGTACTACCCATTCCTTGACATGGGTACGAACGATGACCAGCCGATGACCAATTCGGCCACGCTTCCGAGATATACCGATGGGGAAGGCGTTCAGGTCATTGCAGTGATGACCAACCCACAAGTTGCTGGCGGCGCTACGTTTAATTTCGACTACACCAACCAGGATGGCACCTCGGGCCGCACCTCAAGAACGGTGACATGCAACACGGCGACTGCCATCGGTGGTCTGATTAACACGGCCTCGGCCACGGCTGGCGCATCCTCGCCTTTCATACCTCTGGCCGATGGTGACACGGGTGTGAGGTCAATCGAGACGTTCCGCATGGTTGCGGGTTCTGATGTGGGCCTCATTTGCCTTGTGCTTGTGAAGCCTCTGGCCCGCATCATGATCCGTGGCATCGACGCGCCGACTGAGGTGGATTTTCTCGTCAATGCCCCTTCGCTTCCCGAAGTAAAGGACGGCGCATATCTGAACTATCTGGCCTTGCCCAACGGGACACTGGCCGCAACCCCAATACACGGCACCGCCGAGTTCATCTGGAGCTAATATGGCCGGATTTTCCTCAATGGATGACCTCATCAACGAGGTCACGACAAACGGCAAGTTCTGGCGACAGGACTGGAACAAGAACATGCTGCCGACCACGGCGGCGGTGGCGGGTGAGTGGTCTTTTCTTGCACGTGGCGGTGGCAATCCGGCTGCTGATGCCCTGTTCAACACAGGCACCAACCTGACCTTCCAGCCTGTCAGCGATACGACTGCAAACGCTGGCTCAATCCCGCACGGCGGCAACGTCTACCCGGACTATAAGCGCATTCTCAATGCCTCTGCCTTCTCGGCTGCGGCCACGACGATGCCTTCGGTGCTGATGCTGGTTGATCTGGTCGGCTTCATTCGCGTGACTTCGACCACCACGATTACCTCGCAGGCAGTCACGAACACGCTTGCGGCGTTCTCGACATTCACGGCGGATGCCTCGACTGACCTCTTGACTTCGACGGGTTCGCTTGGGTTTGCCAACCTGTTCCCCTACACCCGCGTTCAGGTATCGACCACGACCACGCTTCCAGGTGGCCTGTCTGCGGCGACAGATTACTATGTCATCCGCGCTACTGACACCACGATCAAGCTGGCGACCTCTTACGCCAACGCGGTTGCTGGCACGGCCATCAACATCACTGACGCTGGCACGGGTACGCATACGCTGAACACGTTGCTGCCTCGGTATACATCGGGTGCGGGCCTGCAAGCCTTCATGTGGGCAAACAATGCAACCGCGCTTGGTGCTGCAACGCCCAACCTGTCGCTGGCGGCCTACACTGACGCGGCCCAGAACACGGGCAACGTCACGCCGACCACGCTGCCCATCGGCAAGACGGCGGCGGCGAACGGTCTGGTGCTATATTCCGGTACGGGTGCGGGCAAGTACGGTCCGTTTATGCCTTTGGCTGCTGGTGACACTGGCATCGCCAAGGTGGACAACGTGCAAATCTCGGTGTCCTACGTCTCGGGCGAATTTTCGGTCGGCCTCTGCAAGCCGCTTCTCACCCTGCCCATGACCACGATTGGCGTGGCCGCAGAGCGTGATCTGGTCAACCAGTTGCCGTCCATGCCGCGCATCTATGACGGTGCCGCGCTCTACTGGATGATTTACCACGGCGCAAACACGCCGACCAACTCGGCATTCTACGGCCATCTTGACTTTGGCTGGGGCTGATGGCGCTCCTCGGTAATTACTCGGTTCTCTACAAGTCGCCGGGATACTGGCGCTCAGGTGGTGCCACGGGGCAGGGGCTTGACCGTTCCAATTTCAACAGGTCCGGTGCGGCTCGAAACCAGTTCACGGTTGACGCGATAGACCCGAAGTCGGCCTTCCCGTCCGGTTACTCGCTTGGATGGGCGCTTGTCCCGGCACAAAAGGACGGCGGTCTGGCTGCTTCCAATACGATTTACGGGGAAGCTACCTTTGTGGGTGGCGGTCAGCTTGGAAAGAACGCCGCTGCGGCCCTTGACGGTTCGGGCGACATTGTTAACGCGGCGCTTGCACTTGTTCTCAGTGCTGTTGCTGCCCTTTCCGGCTCTGGCGCTCTTACAGGTGCCATTGCTGGCCGTCTGGACGCTGCTGCGGCCCTTGCGGGTTCTGGTGACGTAACATCTGCCCTTGGCGCAATTGCCAGCCTTGTGGCCCCTCTTGCGGGCGCTGGCGAGGCTGCTGACACATCAAGCCTCAAGGCCAAGGGTTCACTGGCTGCTGAGATTGTGGTTACGGGCGACTTGCTCACGACTGCCAACGTGGCTGCGGCTATCCTGGACGCCATCGACGCAATCGAAAGCGGTGTGACGCTTCGGCAGGCAACGCGGCTTATTCTGGCTGCAACGGCGGGCAAGGCCAGCATATCGGGCGACACGGTAACATATCGCAATGCGGTTGCGGATGACACGGACCGCATTGTGGCGACCACGACAACTGACGGCGAACGGACGGCCATCACCTACGACACGGAGTAGCCCGTGGCTGACCATTTCGCGGACCGTTTCTGGGCGGCACGGTTCTGGAACGGGCGCTATTACCAGAGCGGCGTTCAACTTTCCGGCACGATGCGGGCAAACCTGTCCGGTGCTGGTGACGTATCGGCGGCAATAACGCAGCTACAGGCATCGACTGAAACACCGCAACGGTATGGCGGCGGTCACGCTCCGATCTGGCCTGGTGCTCTTGAGGCACTGTTCAAGAAGAAGAAACCGAAGAAGGCTGAGATTGTCGAGGAAGTCGCGGAAGTGGTGGCAGATGCCATCCCGCAGGCTCCCGCTGACGAAAGCCGACAGATTGCACTGCGCTTGGCTGAACAGATGACGGTTCGGCAGTTGCGCGAGATACAAACGATAGACGCACTCATTACCCGTGTTGAGGCTGAAATTGCCGAGATGGATGATGAGGAAGTGCTGCTTCTTGCGGCATAGTTGGAGGTAGGATGGCGTTGTCACCCAGCGAACGGCGCAGGCGCATGCAGTTGAATATGCTGATGGCAATGTCGTATGCCGTTGCAGGCCGCAGCACGTTCACGCCCTTGTCCTTGTTCAGCGCAGGCGAGCAGGGCGCGTGGTACGACCCGAGCGACTTCTCCACGATGTTCCAAGACAGCGCAGGGACCACGCCTGTCACGGCGGTTGAGCAGCCTGTTGGCCTGATCCTCGACAAGAGCAAGGGGCTGGCGATTGGAAACAACACTGGCACAGGCCCGTGGATTAACACCTATGCCACAGCCTTTGACTCGTTCACCTCTTCCACGTTTGATGGCCTTACAGGAGGTACGACAGGGGTGAAGGCAGGAATTCGTACTGCTGTTCCTTGTACCCTCACAGTCGGTAAGACCTATCGTATATCGTATACCATTACAGCGACTGGTGTAGCCACAGTTGCCTCATTCTTCGCTGATTCGTTCTTGTCTGGTTTGCAGACGATTCAAATCTCTGCTCCTCTTGTTTCCGGCACAAGATACTCAAACATTGTCACACTGACTGCCGCTGGCGCTGTTAACTTCATGTTGGTTTTCACGACAACGGGTGCATCAAGCACAACCGTTTCAGGGTTTACCGCGCAGGAAATAGCAGGCAACCACGCCTCTCAGGCCACCTCCACCTCCCGCCCCGTGCTGAGTGCTAGGGTGAACCTGCTGACGTATAGTGAGCAGTTCGATAATGCGGCGTGGACGAAAACGGGTCTGACTGCATCTGCAAGCCTTTTGACTGCTACAGCGGCAACAAGCGCAAAAAACGTCCAGCAATCTGGAACGATTGCAAACGTCGCAAATACGTTTTCAGTTAATGCAAAAGCGGGAACACTGGGGTATCTTCAAATCGCTAATGGCGCTGGTGCAACGCTATATGCTAACTTTGATTTGCTCACTGGAAGTCTTGGAACAATCGGAGCCGGGGCGTCCTCTGCTACCATCTCGCCGCTTGGCGGTGGTTGGTATCGGTGCAGCGTAACGTGTACGCCATCGACAAACTCAAACTTCCGTATTTCTCTTATTTCAAGTTCAACGGCAGCGTTTCTTGAAAGCTGGACCTCTGTTGGCACAGAAACACTCTCCGTCACAGCCGCAGACCTCCGCGTCACCAACGATGGCGTAGGCATCCCCGCCTACCAGCGCATTAACGCTGCAACCGACTACGACACCTCTGGCTTCCCGCTTTACCTCGCGTTTGACGGTGTGGATGACAGCCTGTCTACGGCGAGCGTGGACTTTAGTGCTACCAATAAGATGAGCGTTTTCGCGGGCGTTAGAAAATTGAGTGATACAGCGCAGGCCATCATTGCGGAGCTGTCAGATAACGCTGCGACAAACAACGGCGTGTTCACTCTGCTTGGGCCGTCTTTCGGTGGAGGTACAAACTTCGGTTCGTACTCAAAGGGAACAACGCTTGCCGCCACGAGTAACGGTGGTGGAGCCAGCCCGGATACCGCTGTGTTAACGGCTATTGGAAACATTTCTGCGCCGTCAATAACAATGCGAGTTGACGCTGTTCAGACTGAAAATGTTACTACCACACAAGGCACGGGCAACTACGGCAACTATCCGCTTTACATTGGCCGCCGTGGTGGAGCCTCGCTTCCCTTCAATGGACGAATCTACTCGCTCATCGTCCGTGGAGCCACAACCACCGCAGACCAGATCGCCCGCACGGAAGCGTGGGTAAACAACATCACGAAGGCATACTGACATGGCTGACACCTTTCGCACGGCCATAATCCCATCCGCCAACGTGACGTTCGCCCGCAACCTCGTTGCTGCCCTGTCCCCCGGTGGTGCTGGCATGTTCACGACCCCGCTCAATGCAACGGGCGTAGGCACGGCCACGCATTACATCTCCAGCGGCTACATCGCAGAAGAGGTCGCCGCTCTCATGCCATTGCAGACATGGGAACTGGACGAACAGGGTGACTGGACGATGACGGATAGCACCCCCGGCGATGCGGCCACGGTTCGCGCTGCTGCCATTGCACAAGGGTTCAACTGCACCCTTGCAGAGGTCCAGGCACTGTTCACTGCCGCTGATGGTACGGCGCAGGAACCTTTTACCGCTATGGGCCGACTTGGCCTGACGATTATCAACCCCCCAACAGGAGTGTAACTTGTCCGAACTGCTGAACAGCCTGAACGTGCCTTCGGAAGCCCCCGCGAAGTCATGGGCGGCAGAGGTTTCGGAGGTTGCCCCTTCAGAACCCGCAGAGAGGCCCGTAGAGGCGGCTTCCACAGAACCCGCCCCCATAGAGCCGGAAACTCAGGAACCCGCTGTAGAGGCCCCTGAGACTCAGGAAACGGCAACGGAAGAGGTTGACCGCCGCGTTCCCCTCAAGGCGCTTCAGGAAGAACGCCAGAAGCGGGCCGAACTTGAGCGCAAGGCACAGGAATACGAGCAGCGGTTGTACGAAATGCAGCAGTGGGCCGAACAGGTCCAGCAGCAGATGGGCCAGCCCCAGCCGGAACCCGTTGTGGAACCAGACCCGGAGACGGACCCCATTGGCGCACTGAAGGCCGCCCGTGACCAGTTGCGGCAGATGCAGGAAGCCACGCAGCAGCAGCAATACGTCGAGCGCCTCAATCAGGTTGCCTATCAGGCGGCGGTAGAGGCCCAGCAGCGTGTTCCCGACTATCAGGACGCCTACAAATACGCCATCAACTCCCGCGCCCAGGAACTTCTGGCGCTTGGAACACCGCAGCAGGCCATTTCGCAAATCCTCCAGCAGGAGGAACTGCGCCTGATTGATACCGCAGTGCGCAATGGACGCAATCCGGCAGAGGCTATCTATTCATTCGCCAAGGCGCGTGGCTTTCAGGGCAAGACGGTTGCACCCGCACCCGCACCCGCTCCCGCTGCTGCGCCTGATCCGGTCCTCGCACAGGCCAAGGCAGAGGTTGCCGCATCCGCTTCGGCTGGCGGCGCACCTCCCTCAAGGGGGCAAATGAGCATTTCGGACATTGCGCAGTTGAATGGCGCGGCGTTCGATAGTGCATGGAAGAAACTTGAGGCCCAAGCAGGGCGCAAGTCTTCCGTGTTCCGTGACTAACTAACCGTGCTTCCCGGTGCCGCCGACCTCTAACGGGCGCTCTCTTCGCTGATCCGGCGTCAAGGATAAGGTGCCGCCAACCTGAATGGGCGCTTCTCGCCGTCCGGCGTAACAGGACAAAATCTTCATCAACACTGTTTAAAGGCTAAACAAATGGCTACTACCGACTTTCCGGTTAGTGTAAACTTAGCCGCATGGTTGATTTGGTAGAGACTGTCATTTGCCGAGACTGTGGCGAAGAGAAGCCAAGGTGGAAACCCCAGCAAAATCTTTGTCACGACTGTTATAAAATCTATCTGAGGAACTACGCTTCCGCGAACCGTGATAAATTGAACGCTGACAAGCGGAGTGATTATCATCGGAAAGTCAAGGAAGACCCCGTTTGGAAAGAGTCTGAACGGCTTCGCCAGTTAGAATTTTATCACAGACTAAGGCGAGAAGTCTTTGAAGCATATGGTGGCATGAAGTGTGCGTGCTGCGGAGAAACGGAAGAAACCTTCCTAACATTAGACCACATCAATAACGACGGTGCGGAACATAGGCGTTCTTTGTCTAAGACAGGGCGCAAGGTTACGTCTGGCGTGTGGCACTGGATCAAGCGGAACAATTTTCCGCCGGGGTTCCAAGTTCTCTGCATGAACTGCAACTTTAGCAAATTCCGTAATAACGGTGTTTGCGCCCATAAGCTTAGTCAACCTTGAAAACTGCGTGAATTCGGGGGAAGTCCAGACCGGACAATCCCGAGCCAAGCCCCGTAAGGGGAAGGTGTAACGACTAGGGGGAAGCCCCGTAGAGCCAAGTGGCTCGAAGCGCGCAGGCCCGGACCAACGGGTATGATATAGTCTGGTCTGCATAGGAATATGCAGCGGCTCGCACCAAACAAACGAATTTGCGAGCGGCGTCAGAATAACGAAATGGCGTGAACATAACGTGGCAGTCCGCATGCCGTTAAGCTGTGGTCTAAGAAGATCGCGCGTGAAGCATTAAAAGAGACCATGGCCTCGAAATTTATGGGGACCAGCTCTAATAATCTCATTCAGGTTTTCGATGACACAGCCAAAGGCTCGGGCGACCGAATCCGTGTTCCACTCCGCATGCAGCTCTCGGGCCGTGGCGTGGGCGAAACCGAAGCACTCGAAGGCAACGAAGAGTCGCTTTCGATCTACTACGATGATCTGCTCATCAATGAAGTCACCCATGCCGTTCGCATGAAAGTGACCATTGACGCCCAGCGCGTGCCGTTCTCGGTGCGTGAAGAGGCCCGTCTTGGTATCCAGGATTGGTACTCGGAGCGTTTTGACCAGTCCATCGCCAACCAGCTTGCGGGCAACACCGCGCAGTCTGACTCCCTGTACACGGGCAACAACACGGCGCTTGCGCCGTCTTCCGGTACTGGTGCTGACCGCCGTTGGATGATCCGTCAGCAGGACGATGAAACCGACCACACCACGGAAGCCTCGCTTTCGTCTTCGGACACCTTCAGCCTCAAGCTGCTGGACCGCGCCGTTGCGATTGCCAAGACTTCCTCGCCGCTGATCCGCCCCGTCAAGGTGGGTTCGCAGTCGTACTACGTGGCCTTCCTCCACCCTTATCAGGTGAAGGATTTGCGCACGAACACCAACACGGGCGACTGGCTCGACATCCAGAAGGCAGCCCTCGGCGGCGGTGACATTCAGGACAACCCGATCTTCACGGGCGCTCTTGGTGTCTACAACGGCGTGGTGCTTCACGAATGGACCCGTCTCCCAACCGCTGCAACTGGTACCAATGCCGCGAATTGCCGCCGTGCCGTCTTCTGCGGTGCGCAGGCAATCTCGATGGCTTGGGGTCAGGGAACCTCCGAAACGCCTAAGTATGTCGAAGACCTCTTCGACTACGACCGCCAGTTCGGTGTGTCCGTGCAGTCCATCTTTGGTGCAAAGAAGCTTCAGTTCAACTCGAAGGACTTCGGCACCATTGTAATGTCAACCTGGGCTGCGGCTCCGTAATAGAAAGGGTATCACAATGGCTACCATTACTGCCACTGTCGCCCGCGCTATGGCGGCGACCTACAAGCCCACCACCACCATCACGAAGGTTGGGCAGTACACCACTTCTGCCTCGCTTTCGGCTGGTGACGTCATCCTGTTCCAGAACGTGCGACTGCCCCACGGGGCTATCGTGTACGAGGTCCAGGGTACGGCCAAGGGCGTTGACGGCACGTTCCTCTTCGAAGCTGGAACCTACGGTTCCAACGGCGTTGCTGACGTGTTCGGTTCCAAGACGTTCTCCGGCTCGGCGGTCATCCCGCTGACGTTCCTTGCTCCGCAGGGTACGGGTCTCCCGCTCACCATCTCGGTGTCGGATGACAGCGTTGACCGCTACGTGACGTTCGGTATCCGCGTTGACGGCGCTACGGCGTCTGGCACGGGTTCTCTGAGCCTTGCGTTCACCGTCCAGTACTACTGCCCGTAACGGCATCAAGGGCGGGGGAATAACTCTCCCGCCCTAACCCCAACACAGGAGTTACGATGAACCTCGCTGATGCTATTCGAGCATTGCAAGAAGAACAGTCTGCCATGACCAAGCAGGGGGTTACTGACCCCAAGGCGTGGGACAGCCTCGAAGCAAGGTTTCTAAACCTCCTGAACAAATATCCCGACAGGCCGGAATTGCAGTTCCACCTCGGGACCATCTACATGCAGCGCGACAAGCGTGGCCTTGGCATCGCACTCATTGAGCGTTCCGTGAAGTGTGGCGCTCTCGGCGCTGGTCCGTACTTGAATATCGCTGCCGCCTACAAGCAGAGCCACGACGATGAGAAGGCGCGTGAGTATTACGAACTGGCCTTGAAAGAGGCAGACAAGCACCCCGCTGATGGCGAGGTCAATGTTGACAAGGCATTCGCCCTGCACGGCATGGGAAGCCTTTATGTCAACGCTGGACAGCCCGCACTGTGCAAACTCTGGTCTGAGAGGGCGCTGAAGGTTGACCCGAATGACCGCCACGCCAAATGGAACATGGGCCTTGCGCACCTTGAACTTGGCGAGTGGGAGCAGGGGTTCAGGATTTACGACGAAGCAGGCTTTGACAATTCCGGCTTCATGCCGATTGAACGCAAACTGAAGACCTACGGTGGTTTGCCCAAGTGGGACGGAACTCCAGGTCAGACGGTCATCACCTACGGCGAACAGGGCGTTGGTGACGAGATTATGTTCTGTTCGATGCTTCCCGACCTTTTGCAGGATTGCAAAGTCATCATTGATTGCGACCACCGCATTGAGAAGATGCTGAAGCGGTCCTTCGATGTTGAGGCAGTTTACCCGACCTCTGGGATTGATGAAGCGTTCCCGTGGATCGAAAACCACAAGGTTGACGCCTACGTTCCGATGGGTTCGCTTGGCCGTCATTACCGCAAGAAGAACGCAGACTTCCCGAAAGTGGCCTACCTCAAGGCTGATCCTGAGAAGATCGACCTATGGGGCCACCACATCGAAAGCCTTCCGGATGGCCTCAACGTGGGCATTTCGTGGGCGGGTGGCCTGAAGAAGACCCGCTTCGACAAGCGCACCATTCCGCTGGATCACTTGGAACCGCTTCTGTCCACCAAGGGCGTGAACTTCATTTCGCTGCAATACCACTCCTGGGCGGCTGATGAATGCGCCCGCGTGGGTGAGCGCATCGGGGTTCCGATCTACCACTGGGGCGATGCGATTGCGGAATACGAGGATACGGCAGGCTTGCTGATGAACCTCGACCTTGTGATTACGGTCAATACCTCACTGCATCATCTGGCGGGTTCGCTGGGCGTCAAACAGTGGTGCCTGACCCCTCAGATGGTAGCATGGAGATATGGCGTCTCTGGACCTTCGCCTTGGTACGGCAACTGCGAAATGTACCGCCAGAAGAAGGACGGCGATTGGAAGGGCGTTATTTCCCGCACGGCGACCGACCTTGGCAAGATGGTCGAGGCAAGCCGCAAGGTGGCAGCATGACCGGGGAAATTCTGAACTTCCCCGCCAAGGAGAAGGTGGACGCTGAAACCATCCTTGCTGACGCAGCGGGCAAGCTTGACGATTGCATAATCCTCGGCATCACGAAGGACGGCGAGGCTTACTATTCAATCTGTGCGCAGGACAGCGAACAGGTCATCTATCTGCTTCGGGTTCTTGAACACCTTGTCATTGCGCAGGATTTGACCTGATGCTGATTACACCTGAGTACCGCGAACTGAACCGCAAACTTCACCAAGACAATGAACATTACGGCACCAGCGGCAAGCAATGGCGCGAGGCTGTCAGGGAATTGTCAGAATCCGGGCGGCGCAACATCCTCGACTATGGCTGTGGCAAGCAGACGCTCAAGGCATCCCTTGGACCTGCCTACCGCGTGACAGGGTACGACCCCTGCATTGAGGGGCTGGATACACCGCCTGAGCCACATGACGTTGTGGTCTGCGGCGATGTGATGGAACACGTTGAACCTGATCTTGTGATGAACGTGCTGACGGAAATTCGGCGTTTGACCAAGATACGCGCCTTGTTTGTCATCGGCATGCAGCCAGCGGTGAAGGTTCTGGCGGATGGCCGCAACGCCCACCTGTCGCTGCACACGCAGGCTGAGTGGGTCGAGAAGCTGACCGCCGCAGGATTTGAAGTGCTTGAACAATCCCCCATCGAAGAGAAAGGACATAACTCTTGGTATATCGTGCAATGAGGAAAGACGCTGTTCTGCCGATTTTCATTGGCTATGACAGCCGGGAGCCGGAAGCCTACGAAGTGGCCCGCGCGTCCATCCTGAAGCATGCGACGATGGCTGTTCACATCCAGAAGCTGGACCAACGCGCCTTGAGGCATTCCGGCCTCTACAAGCGCAAATGGCATGCGGAAGGCAATCAGAAGATTGACGATGTTGACGGCAAGCCGTTCTCCACAGAGTTTTCCTTTTCTCGCTTTCTTGTCCCTGCGCTGATGCAGTGGGAGGGCTGGGCAATCTTCATGGATTGTGACCAGTTGTTTGTTTCTGACGTTGCAGAAATTCTGCATGAAATGGACCCGGACAAGGCGGTTCAGGTCTGCCAGCAGCGTTACGAGGCGGTTGACGGCCTCAAGATGGACGGCATGAGGCAGGAGAAGTATTTCCGCAAGAACTGGTCTTCGTTCATGCTGTTCAACTGCGGGCATGCGACGAACAAGATGCTTACGCCGGATGTGGTCAACCAGGAGCCGGGGTCTTGGCTTCACGGCCTGTCTTGGGTTCCCGACAACGAGATTGGCGAGTTGAACCACGGCTGGAACTGGATTGACGGCACGACGAAGGGTGACCCGAAGAACGTGCATTACACCTTGGGCGGTCCTTGGTTCCCGCACATGCGAAACATGAACGCGCCATACTTTGAGGAATGGCGGCAGGCTGCGAAGGACTTAGGGGTCTGGCGTCATATGTGTGAGGCACAGGACGCCGCAGCATGAACGGGATTACCAGTTTCCCCAAGCGGGGCGAGGCCACCAAGAAGGTTCTAGACCAGATTGCGGCGAAGTATGCCCGTGAACCTGCATCGAAGCCACAGACGATTGTGCCAAAAGACGAATGCCCGAAGTGCGGCAAGAAGATTGGGCGCGGCAAACACATGCACATCAAGAATTGCAAGGGGTAGTAGATGGCAACCCGTTCCGACATTGAAGCCCAGATTGCAGATGACCTCGCCCGTTCTGACCTCACCTCGCAGATCAGCAACGGCGTAAACGCTGCCATCAGGGCCTATCGCTTTGAGCGCCTTGGCTTCAATGAGGCTTATCGCGTCACGGTATCCTTGAGCGCGTCCACGGCGTTCATTGCCCTGACCAGCATAAGCCCCAGGTTCCGCAAGATTGACCGCGTTCGCCTGCTTCGGAACAGCAACGACTATATCGACCTCTATCACCGCGACTATGATTGGCTCATGTCCCGTCAGGACGCCTACGCGCTTTCGATGCCGATGGAATTTGCCGTCTACAATAACAGCATCCACTTCGACACATTCTCGGACACGACCTACACGCTGTCCATTGACGGCATCAAGGAATTGGGCAGCGCGGCCTCTGCGTCCTACAGCGCGGCGGATGCCTCGGCTTGGTTCAATGATGCCCGTGAACTGGTCCGTCACCGCGCCAAGCGTGAAGTCTACGCCCACGTTCTGAAGGACATGGAACTGGCTGCTGCTGCGGCTGCGGCTGAGAAGGAAGCCTATGACACGCTCAAGTCTGAGTTGGGCGAAGTTGCAACAACCGGGGCCATCCGCCCCACTGAGTTCTAGGAGTAACGCACATGGCTGGTCGTGATGACTTTGGTTCAAATGCAGGGCGTCCCGGTGGCTTCGGCGGTGCTGGTGGCCTCGCCAACGGTGGTATCGGCGGCGGCATGGGCGGTGGCCTTGGTGGTGGCGGTGCTGGTCGCAATGGCGGCATTGGCTCGCGCACGGGCCTGACCACGGGGAACACGATGTTCGGCGGCATGGCCTTTGGCCGTCCCGGTGGCCCTGCGATGAACTCCAGCGCGTGGGGCGTTCGCCCGCAGCCCGCGATTAATCAGGGGCCGCTGTCTGGTGTTGGGCGTCCTCGCCCTGCGGCAGTGGCAGGCGTCAATCCGGTTCCTGAAGACATTCCGCCTCAGTTATCGGACGGCTATCCGCAAATGCTTTCTCCAAACCTTGGGCCGTTCAATCCGCCCAGTTACACGCCGCCGTCCATGCCCATTCGAGGCCCCGGCGCTGTTGGCCCAACAGGCTATTTCATGAAGAACCCCACCGGATTCCCGCAGTGGGCGGGTGGATGGAAGAACCAGACAGATAACTATTCGCTGGGCAACACCTATCCGCGCGGTTTGAATTACACCCGCGAACTTGGCCGCGACAATACGTGGTCGAATGATGACAACCGCTTCGGCATCGACAAGCTGGCCCGTGAAAGGGGTTACTGAGATGGCTAAGACCCCCATGAAGAACAACCCCTTTGATCCGAAGCAGATCAAGTGGGCGCTCAACAACGCTGGCGGCAGTGGTGCGGGCGGCATCTTCGGCGCTATGTCAGGAATGCCGTGGCAGCAGAAGCGCGGCAACCTGTGGATGACCATCGACCCCCGCATGCGCGCTGTCTACCCGTCAGGCACCACGCCATTCGGCCTCGGCGGCTATGGCGGTGGCGATGCTGGCGGCAACGGTGGCGGTGGCCCGCAGATCGAAAAGCCGCCCCTGCCGCCCTTCGACCCCAACAACCCGAACGGCAACGGTAACGGCACTGACATTCAGCGCCTTCTTGAACTGCTGAAGCCCCCGCCAATTGGCACGGGCGCTCAGTGGCGCAACACTATGAAGTATGGTGCCTGATAGATGCCTCGCGTTCTGTTCGGACGGCTACAGACTGACCAGCCCGACTTGCTCAACGGTGAACTTGAGGAAGCGGAAAACTGCATTCCGTATGTGCAGAGCTATGGGCCGTTTCCAGAACCCGTTGACTACTCGGCAGCGGTAGCCACAACGGCGCGTGGTGGATACTCGACCAAGGACCAGTCCAACACGGTCTATACCTTCGTCGGCACGGATACCAAGCTGTACAAGGAAAGCGCCACCGTGATGAACGATGTAAGCCGCACTGCGACTTACACCACGGCAACCGACTTCACGGGCTGGGAGTTTGTCACCTTCGGCAATACCGTGATTGCGGCAAACGGCATTGACACGCTACAGACCTATACTCTGGGTACGTCTTCGCAGTTCCTTGATATGTCGGCCTCTGCTTCCGCACCTGTTGCGGCGCATCTTTCCATTGTCCGTGACTTCGTGTTTACCGGAGGCCAGCCGACCAACCAGAACCGCATTCAGTGGTCCCGCATCAATAACCCGCTCCGCTACACGCCCTCGCAGCGGTTTCAGTCTGACTACCAGGATTTGCCGGGAACAGACCAGACCATCAAGCGTGTGACGGGTGGCGACTTCGCCTGCATCCTGACCAATTCAAGCGTCTGGCGGGCAACCTACGTGGGTTCGCCGCTTGTGTTCCGCTTCGATGAAGTCTCCCGCAACACGGGCTGCTTTGCCTCTGGTTCTGCGGCCCGCTTCCAGAACATGACGTTCTTCCTGTCCGGTGACGGTATGTACGTCTTCGACGGCGAGTCCTGCCAATCCATCGGCGCGGAGTCGATTGACGAGACGGTTCTGGACGATCTGAACATCAACTATCTGAACCGCATCACCTCGACCATTGATCCGGTCAACAAGTTGTACCTGATGGCGTACCCGTCCACGGCCTCGTCGGACGGCACCTCGACGCGCATTCTCATGTATTCGTGGACAACCCAGAAGTGGGCGTTTGCCTCGCAGAACCTTGAGGTGCTGTTCAACCACATGAATGGTGGCATCACGCTTGAGGGTCTGGACGCCTACGGAACGCTTGATGCGCTGGCCTTCTCTCTGGACAGTTCAACGTGGCAGGGTGGCCTGTCGGCGCTCTCCTGCATCACCACTGACCACAAGATTGCCCGCTTTACGGGTTCGGCCAAGACGGCCCGCTTCGTGACGGGTGAAAGCGAACTGGTGACAGATGCTCGCGCCTTTGTCCGTAGCCTTCGCCCGCTGGTGCAGGGTGACAGTTCAACCTCTGTGACCGCCTATGTGGGTGGCCGTGACCGCCTCATCGACAGCGTGACCTGGGGGGCCGCATCCACGATGAACGCCACGGGAACTTGCCCTGTCCGGTCCAATGCCCGCTATCACCGCTTGAAGATGGAAGTCTCGGGTGGCTTTGACCGTGCAATGGGTTCGGAAATTGAGTTCACCAAGGAAGGTGTCCGTTGAGCCGGATTTACTCAATCAACGACCCCGGCAACGCTTTCCGGCGCACAGACGGCGCACCCGTCAAGATTGGCGGCATATTCAAGACGGATACCGATGACAGTCAGATCACCTTCACGGACGGGCAAGGGCGCAAGTATTGGTTCGCTGATACAACTAGCGGCAATGTCACGATTACCCTTCCTGACGCTGCCGAAGTCACGCCAGACACGCCATTCGTGGTCAAGCGCGTTTCAGCAGGGGCCAACTCCCTGACGGTCCAGACGGGCGGCGGCAACATTGATGGCGCGGCCACGAAGTCGATGCCAACGCAATACGACACGTTTACCTTTGTGTCTGACGGCACAAACTACTGGATCGTCTAATGAGGTATGTCCCGTCAGGTGTACCCGTCGAGGATTTGCATATCGTCTGGGACAGGGCTTGGCCCTATCTCGAAAAGTCCATCAGGCGATTTGCGGGCGTCCAGACTGTTCTAAACGAGGGCTATGTTCTCCAGCAGTTGTTCCACAAGCAAATGCAGCTTTGGATTGGCTGGGACGTTGACCTGAATGTTCCCGTTGGTGCGTGTCTTACGGAAATTGTTTCTGATGCACGGTTTCCAGACAAGTTGATTCTTAATTTCCCGATGCTTGGCGGGCGTGAGTGGAACAAGTGGGGCGACAGCCTGTGGCTGCTGACAAAGGCGTGGGGCATCGAAAAGGGCTGCACCCATGCTCAGTACAGCGGAAGGCGTGGCTGGTCCCGTTGGTATGGTTTTGTTGAATGCGGAACGAACGAGGTTGGATTGCCTATGTTCGTGCGAACTCTGAAGAGGTGATGTGATGGCATTTGATGGCGGTGGCGGAAATACCAAGACCAAGACCACAACTGAGCCGTGGTCTGGTGTAAAGCCGTATCTTTTGAGCGGCTACAAGGACGCGCAGGCGCTCTACAAGCAGGGCGCTCCCGCTTACTATCCGGGGCAGGCAACCGCGCCCATGTCCAGCTATTCCAAGCAGGCATTGGACGCTACGGCGCAACGTGCGGCCTACGGGTCGGACGTAACCCGCGCCGCGCAGGGTCAGTTGACCGATACAATCAACGGTAAATACCTCAACAGCAACCCTTACCTGTCAGGGGCCATTGATGCCGCCGTGCGTCCAGTGACGGAAGCCTTCACTGGCAGCGTGATGCCTGGGATTGACAGCAACTTCTCGGCTGCTGGTCGCTACGGTTCCGGCATGCAACAGGGTGCCTACAACGATGCGAACCAGACGCTTGCGCAGCAAGTGGGCGACATCGGAACCAACATGTCATACCAGAACTACGGCGATGAACGTCAGCGCCAGATGCAGGCCATGCTGTTCGCTCCTGAGATGGCGAAGCAAGACTATTATGACCTCGGCATGCTGGGTCAGGCTGGTCAGGGTTACGACCAGTACAACCAGAACCTCATCAACGCTGATATTGAGAAGTACAATTACAATCAAAATTCTGACTGGAACTTCCTCAACGACTACCTCGGCCTTCTAAACGGCGCAACGGGCGGTTCGTCCACGGTCAAAGCACCGGGGCAGGCAGGCATGTCTCCGATAACGGGCGCACTCGGCGGCGCAATGTCGGGCGCATCGCTTGGCAGTGCATTTGGTCCGATTGGCACCGGGATTGGCGCTCTTGCGGGCGGCTTGTTCGGCGGATTTGCGGCGTAAAGGAGCAGAAGAATGGCTTGGCAAGATTTGATCCGCAGTCTCGGCACTGAAAACGCTCCGTTCGGCTTCGGCCCTGACGTTTCCCCGTCTCAGGGTGCTGTTGACCCCGCATACAACGCGGGCATGCAGATGATTGGCAACGTGGGCATGGGTATGCTTGCGAGTGGCGAGCGCAACCCGATGCGGGCGCTTGGCCGTTCGTACCTCGTCGCGCAGAACAACGCACAGGAGCAGAACAAGAACCAGTACATTGCCGCTGAGATGATGTCTGCCGCTGAAGAGAAGAAGCAGAAGCGGCAAGAAGAAGCGGAACTGCGCCAGAAGCGCAACGATTGGCTCAAGTCCGTGAGTGACCCGAAGCAACGCGCCACGCTTGAGGCTTACCCAGAACTGGCTGACGAATACATTCAAGCAACTGATCCTGTGTTTCAGCAGGCTGATGCAAATGGCGGTTCCTCAACTTGGGGCATGCAAGTTGTTCCCCTTCGGGACAAGGACACTGGAAAACTTGTTGCTGGTCAGTTTAACCAAAGCCAAGGCGGATTGTTTGTTGGAGGTCAGCCTGCCGATCCAAACAAATATGAATATGACCCAGCTAGTCTTTCAGAAGAACGTGCTTCTGGCACGTTGAGCGGCAATGCGCCTCGCTATGTCGTGGAGACGTACACCAAGGAAATTCGCCCTCAGATGTCTAGCATTGCAGACACGGTTACAACCCTCAATCAGGCCAAGACCTACCTGAAGAAGGGTATTCAGACCGGAAGCATGGCTGACAACATCCAGGCGCTTCGCAGCCTTGGCGCGCAGCTTGGGTTCAATGTTGACGAGCGTGTTCTAGCTGATACGCAGTCCTATCAGAACTTTATCGGCAACGTGGTCATTCCGCGCATGAAAGAACTTGGCGGTAACGACTCCAACGAAGAACTGAAGAAACTGTATTCTCTTTCTGGTGGCGATATTACTCAGTCGCTTTCCGCTCTGACGAATACAATTGACTTCATTGAGCAGTTGCAGCGCCGCAAGTTCAAGACGCTCAAGGCCAGCGAGGATGTTGCTCTCCGCTACATTCCGGGGCTTACGCCGATTGATCTTGGTGGCCTCGCCCCGCCGCCCGCCGCAAGTGGTGGCGTACCTGATATGTCCACAATGTCTCAAGAAGAACTGGAGGCCATTGCCAATGGACAATGATGCACTCAGGGAAGCCGCCCGCAAGGAACTGTTGCGCCGTGCCGCCAAGAAAGAACTTGAGCGCCGCAAGGCTTCAAAGCCTGCCGCCCCTGAAATGTCTGCCGCTGATTACGGCATGGATATGCTGCGCGGTGCCGGGACAGGCTTGGTCAAGGGTGTTTCTAGCCTTGCCGGGACGATTGGCGATGCCAAACAAATGTCCGGTGACGTTCTGGGCTGGGGCGCTGAGAAACTTGGGTTCTCGCCTGAAGTGCAGGATATGGCGCGCACCGCAGGCAAGGCTATCACTTTTCCCGGTTTTGCTACCGCCCCAACCAGCGAACAGCTTCAAGGAACGGTTGAAAGCGTTACTGGCCCGCTTCAAGAGGCGCAGTCGCTTCCCGGCCAGATCGTGCAGCGCGTTGGCGAGTTTGCACCGTCTGCCATTGGTGGCGGTGGGACGTACCTTCGCAAAGCGGCAATGGTTGGTGTCCCGGCTGTGGCAAGTGAGCTTGCGGGCCGCATTCCAGGCGTAGAGGGTTCGGGCTATCAGCCATATGTGGAAATGGCAGCTGGTCTTGCCACTGGCCTTCCCATTGCAGCGGGCGGCAAAGGCAACGCCATGAAGGACATGCGGGACAAGGCTCCCACGCTTGAGAAGGTGAGGGAAGAGAAAGACGCGGCATACAAAGCCGTGGATGATGCCAAGATTGTTTATGACCAGAACGCCTACAAGGGCGCGGCCATGAAGATCAAATATGGCCTTGCTGACAAGGGCTGGGACAAGTTGCAGGGCGGTCAGGTTTTGCCGCTTGTCAATCGTCTGGACGCCATGCTCAAGCCCAACGCTGTTGCGAATTGGACGAAGGTTGACGGCATCCTGAAGGACGCGAAGAAGATACTCCGTAGCGGCGCTGATGACACAACCAAAACCCATGTAGGTATTTTTGTTGACCAGCTTGAGGGGCTTGTGAAAAGCGATGCCTTCAAGTCACGCAGCGGCATGTCGAAGGAAGTTGTTAAAGAGACTATCGACACGGCAAGAGAAAATGCACGGCGGTCTATTCTTGCGCGTGAGATTGAAACCATGAAGCGCAGGCTTCCCGGCTATCTTGTTGGCGATGAGGGGGCCTTTAGAAACCAGTTTGGTTCCTATCTTAGGTCGCCAGAAGGCGCGTCTTTAAAGCCCGCAGAGAAAGCAGCGTTTGCCAAGGTCGTGCGCCGTGAGGGGCCGTTGAATGTCGCTCACAACATGGGAAGCCGCTGGGGTCAGATCGCGGGCGGCAGTACGGGTTCTGTCATTGGTGGTCTTGCGGGGTCCGTGTTTGGCCCGCTTGGCACAGCGGCGGGCGCTGTCGCTGGCGGCGCGGTCAACGTGGCAACTCAGACGGGTTTCCGCAAACTCATGGACAAGGTGACGGAAAAAGCTGTTGACGATGCCATGAAGACGGTTCTGGCGGGAAAGAAAGCGTCTGGCGAGGCCATGTCAAAGCAAGCGCAAGAAACGCTACGGGCGCAAATCCGTGCCGCTCTTACCGCCGAAGCCGCCTCGACGCCGGCCCGTGAAAACTGGTTCCTTCAGGACGCCAACGGAACGACTTACAGCCCGCCTCGGTAAATGCCTTCTCCAGCCATAGGGAATGCCCGCTGCCTTCTTGCGGGCGTTCTCTGAACGGCGAACGTGGCGATATGCCCACCAATCATAAATCTGAAACGGAAACACCGTGAGGGCGTACGCCCCCATGAACGCCCAAGCGCCAGCAATGTAGCCGTTCGGCGTCAGGTTGAAGCGGATGTTCACAGCCAAAATGGCGAACATCACCAACCCCTGAAATAACTTCCAAAGCATCCCCCCACATACCACAGGAGCCTTCCTATGGCAACTTTGCGTCGCTGGAGCACCTCGGCCTCCGGTAATGCCACCGTCACAGGTGGCGTTAACACCATCAATTTCGCGGAAGGGCAAACCCCTGGTTCCGTCAACAACTCTGCCCGTGAAATGATGGCACAGGTTCGGAGCATCTACACCCCGTCAGAATGGGGCTGGGTGGAACATTCCGCAACCGCTTCCGTGGCTTCCCAGACCGCCTTCAAGCTGGGCGGAAACCAGACAACCAACTGGACGGCGGGACGGCGCTGGCGTCTCAAGTCGGGGTCTACCACCCGTTACGGCTCGGTTGTGTCCTCGTCCTTCACGGCGGAAACCACCATTACCGTGACTGTGGATAGCGGGTCGCTTTCGGCGTCTCACTCGCTTGCGGCGCTGGCTGGAATTGACAGCAACCACACCCCTGCATTTGCCGCTGGTTCCGCTTCCGCGCCTTCCATCATCCCCAACGGTGACACCAACACGGGCTTCTGGTTCCCGGCTGCTGATACGATTGCAGCTAGCACGGGCGGCTCTGAGCGGCTTCGCATCACTTCTGGCGGTGATGTCGGTATCGGCGCAACCCCAGTTAACAAACTCGACGTTGCGGGAGCACTTCGCTCTACGGGGGTCACTACCCCAACTTCTGGCGCTGGCATTGAAATGTTCTATAGCGCGGATGTTGGCTACATTATCCCTTACGATAGAACGGCGGCAGCCTTCAAGGCGCTGCAAATCCAAACCCTCGAGTGCAACATTTTTGGCGGCGGAACAAACCGCCTCAAAGTGGATAGCAGCGGCAACATCCTTAACGTCTCAACTGGTGGCCTCGGCTACGGCACGGGCAGCGGTGGCACGGTTACGCAGATTACCAGCAAGTCTACGGGCGTCACGCTGAACAAGACCAACGGACTTATAACCATGAATGCCGCCGCTTTGGCCGCAGGGGCAACTGTGTCATTTACTGTTACAAACAGCACAATGGCTGCGGCTGACTTGGTGATTGTGAACTGCCAAAGCGGGTATGCTTCTGCTGGTGCCTACCGAGTGCAGGCAGAAACCGGAGCGGCGGGGTCTTTCCAGATTTCCCTCACCAACACCACGGGCGGTAGCCTCTCGGAGGCTGTGGCTGTGAAATTTGCCATCATCAAAGCCGTGACTTCATAATGAACTGCCCGCTTCCCCGATACTACGCATGCCATGCGGTGATTGCGCTGATAATCGCCGCAGTCCTGTGGTGGCCGCTCGGCCTCACCGCTGGCCTAGCCGCTGGCGTGGCCTTCTACGCGGGCCGGGAATTTACACAATGGGAAAGCGGCTTGCCATTCGACTGGAAAGGCATTGCCGCGCCTTTCATCGCCTGCCTCTCCGTCCTCATTGTCCACTCGCTTATATGGTGAACTCCGATGCCCGAACTAGAGGAACGCATTGCCGTGCTTGAAGCCAACCAGGTGTTCATGCGGAACGAACTGAAGGAAGCCAACGAGACACTGCGTGAGCTTCGGGATTTGATGCTGACCGCCAAGGGCGCGAAGTGGGCCATACTCGGCGTTGCATCTCTGGCTGGCTTCATGTCGGGCAAGCTGGGTTCCGTCTTCGCCGCCTTCGGCTTCAAGATGTAACATGCGGAAGGTGCGCTTCAAGTTCAAGCGCAATCCGGGTGTCTGGGGCCTCGCGTTCGTCGAGGAAAACCGGATCGAGCTTGACCCGTATCTCGATGAAAAAACCCTCCTAGACATTGCCATTCACGAGACAACGCATGTGGTGGCTCCCGACCTCAGTGAAGAATGCGTGGACCGCATAGGCCGCGCCTGCGCTGACGTTCTCTGGCGGCTGAAATTCCGCCGAGAAGAATAGCCCGTCAACAAATCAAAGGCCATTAGATGCCCACGAAGGTAACTGACGAAGAGTTCATTTCCTGTTGGAAGCGGTTGGGACAGCCTAACCGGATTGCGCAGGCCCTCGGTCTTGATGTTCGCCAAGTCTACCGCAGGCGAGCAGCAATTGAGGAACGGCACGGGTTCATTCTCGACGCAGCGGATGAAGCCCGCAGCAAGCGGCCACGGAACCCTGTTCCCAAGAAGGGCTATCGGGCTATTGCTGAGAATGTGACTGGAACCGTCATTATCGGCGGCGACCTTCACGCATGGCCGGGGGAGCGTTCAACGGCTTTTGCCGCGTTTGTCGAACTCATCAAAGACTTGAAGCCAGCAATGGTGATTATGAACGGTGACGTTCTGGATGGAGCCAGGATTAGCCGCCACCCTCCCGGCGCGTGGTGTGACCTCCCTAGCGTTGCTGATGAATTGGACGCAGTGAAGGAACGCCTTGCGGAGGTTGAGGCCGCAGCCCCCGATGGCTGTCCCTTGGTTCTCCCGGCTGGTAATCACGACACAAGATTTTCGAGTCGCCTTGCTATGAACGCGCCTGAATTTACGGGGGTGGCTGGCTTTGATTTGGCCGATCACCTTCCAGCTTGGCAGTTCTGCTGGTCGATTTGGCTTAATGACCACACGGTTGTTAAGCACCGTTGGCACCAAGGCGTTCACGGAGCCTATAACAACGTCCTCAAGGGCGGCAAGAACGTGTTTACAAACCACACGCACCGTCTCCAAGCGACGATGTACGCGGATTGGAACGGGCTTCGCTGGGGCGTTGAGTGCGGTACGCTTTCTGATTTTGGACCGGAAAACGATAAGTACAGTTACAGCGAGGATTGCCCGCCGAACTGGTCATCGGGATTCGCGGTTGCACATTTCGACCATAACGGAATGCTGCTTGAACCTGAGTTCTGCCGTGTACTGAATAACACTGCTTATTTCCGTGGGCAGAGTGTTATTGACAAGATATTGCCGCAAAAGTCTGTCAAAAAACGTGCTGCATGAGCAGCGAACAGTGGCGTCCAATTCCTGGCTATGAACCCTATCAGGCATCAGACCTTGGCAGGGTTCGCGGCATAAAGGGCGGGCGCGTTCTATCTCCCGTTACCACTCAATATGGCTACCATCAGGTTTCCCTCTGCGTGGGCGGCAAGAAACTGTCTCGGTTGGTCCACAGGCTTGTTGCATTTGCCTTCATAGGCCCCCAACCTTCGCCTGAGTATGATGTTCTTCACTGGGACGGAGACAAGATGAACAACCGTCTTGATAACCTTCGCTGGGGAACACCAAAGGACAATAACGACGATCAGATGCGGCATGGAACGCGGATTGTCGGGTCAAGGGTTGGCGTTGCAAAGCTGAATGAGACACAGGTGCAGGCCATTCGCGATATGTGGAATTATGGGAAGCTAGGCCAGAAGGAAATTGCAGATGCTATGGGCATTCACAGGCGAACAGTTAACGGCATTGTTCGCGGTGTGACATGGAAACACGTTGCATGAGCATTCTGAAAGAACGTCAGAAAACGCACGGCGAGTACACCAATGTCGCCCGCATCTCTCAGGCTCTCAAGGCCATTCTTCAGGACGGTCCAACGCATGACAATCTCTCGCTGATGCAGCGGGAAAGTCTGGACCTCATCTGCACGAAACTTGCTCGCATTGTCTGCGGCTCACCGGAGAAGGACCACTGGGTGGACCTGTCTGGCTATGCCGATCTAATCGTCTTCAATGAGTTCAATCATAAAAAGACTGCATCCAGGGCCAACGTAACCATCATGGAAATGGACCCGGATGAAAGCAGCGACATTCCTAACCCTCACGGCCCTTTCTCTCGGCATCTCATGTGGAGCCGCTAAGGCTCACTCTTGGTATTCCAACAAGTCTGACCCCGTTTATCACAACTCCTGCTGTGGCGGGAACGATTGCGCCATGTGGGCAATCCAGCCGGGGGAAATATCAGCGGAGGCCAACGGCCTGCGTGTGAGGCTGTCGCTAGAGCGCAGCAAGCTGATTAACCCCCATTCACTGCTTCCCATAGATGCGCTGGTCATCTGGGACCGCGTGCAGCCGTCTGAGGATGGCAACTGGCACATTTGCATCATGGGCGCTTATCGCGGCGATGACCGTGCGGGCGTCTATTGCTTGTTTGCACCACCTAACGGTTAGGGAGGGTTCGCCATGAGCCACCAATCCAACGACAGTGCTGTGGCTATCGGTTGTTTCCTCCTGACTATGGTGCTTGTCATCGTGTTCTGGTTAGCAACGCTTGCCTCGCCAGCCCCGGCGCAGGCTGTAGCACCGAAGAACCCCTGCGGGCCTAGCAAGGCCATCGCGGAAATGCTGCTTGAGAAATACGGCGAGCGCCCTGCCTTTGCGGGCATCGCAGACAACAACACCCCCACGCTCATATTCACCAACCCCAAGACGGGCAGCTTCACGATTACCATTCGTCGCCCCGGTGGCTTGGCCTGCCTGATGACGGCGGGCGAGTCGTGGACGGTTGTAGACCAGCCCAAGGAAGGGACCGACATATGAGGCTCATCCCTGACGCTGCACGGGTCGCGCGCCATGCGTGGTCTGTGCGCCTTATCATCATTGCAGGCTTCCTGACGGGCATTGAGGCCATTCTGCCGTTGGTGCCGGAACTGCTGCCGATCCCGCTAGAATGGCTGGTTGTATCGCAGTTCCTCATTGTGATGGCCGCGCTGGTTGCTCGGTTCGTTGCTCAAGACAAAATCAGCGGAGGTGATGCATGAGCCGTCTGAAGAAAACTGCGGCAGTCGGTGCTGCTGCCATTGCGCTTGTCGCGGCTTGGGAAGGTCTACGGACCAAGGCCTATTTGGATGCCGTGAGGATTCCGACTGTATGCTTTGGGGAAACTCGTGGCGTCAAGATGGGCGACCAGTACACGGTGGCTGAGTGCAAGGCCATGCTCGGCACCCGCCTAATCGAGTTTGAAATGGGCATGCGGAAATGCCTGCGGAACCCTGACAGCATCCCTGACGGGCCATATGTGGCTGCGTTGAGCCTGTCCTATAACATCGGGACTGGTGCCTTCTGCCGCTCGTCCATTCGCAAGTTCTTGGACGCTGGGCAAATCAGGCAGGCTTGTGATGCCTTCCGCCTCTATACCAAGGCGGGCGGAATGCGGCTCCAGGGGCTTGTGAACCGCCGCGAGGCTGAACGGGCCATCTGCCTCAAGGGTCTGCCCTGATGCCCGCTTTCCTGCTCCCGCTGCTCGTCAATAGGTACACCATCGGGGCCGTCATTGGCCTTGGGCTTCTGCTCGGTGCCTACTGGAAGGGGTATTCCACGGCGGCTCAGAACTGCCGGGACGCGGAACTGCGGGCCATTATCGCCACTCAGGAGCGAGACATGGCGGCTTGGAAAGCGGCTGATGAGGTTGAGAAGCAGTTACAGGCCGACATAGAGGCCGACAACGCAGACCTTCAGGACAAGGTGAAACAGTATGAGATTGAACTGGCCCAGCGCCCGGATGCTAAGTGCGCTTTGTCTCCTGCCGATGTTGACCGCCTGCGTGGCATCGGGAAGCAGTAAGGTACTCCCCGTCACGTTGCCCCCTGCGCCCGCCTGCATGGCCCCTGTAGCCCTTCCAGAGATTCGGGCGGGGGATGATGCCCGATCCGCGATTGCCAGCCACAGGGCTTCCCTAGCGAAGGCAAACAAGCGTCTGGAATGTTCCCGCAAGTGGTACGGCGGGGTGCGTAAGAGTTTCAGTCAGTAGTACTTCATGCTGCGAGCAAGGTTCAGCAGCAGTTTCCTGACCTCTGGGACGCCATCCAAAGCCACCAGCTTGCCAAGGGCCAGTTCTATAGCTTTGTGGCATAGAAGCCTGTCGTGGCGGTCTATGGCGAGGCGGGCGGCTTCGTCCAGGTTCATGTGGTTCCCTTCAGCGCGCGGATGGCGGCAGCGGCACCACGCGGGCAAACATCACAACGCGGCTCATAGCTATCAGCCACTTGCGCCGCTTCCTCCAGCACCTCTGCGCGGATGAGGTCGATTAACCCTTCGGCAATTGCGCGAAACTCGATCTTGGCGCTTGAGTTTGCATCTGTTTCATAAGGCGTCAGGTATTGAAGGGACCAAAGCGATTTAGCCACCTTCTCCACCGGCGCGGCGCGGTCAGTCATTGGGCTTCTCCTGTGCGGTACGGATTGGATACGAAAACGTGGGACAGGTTGCGAACGCCGGAAGAACGGGAACGCAACGTGCTGTATTATAATTCAACAACTTAGCTATTGCCTGTTTTCTGGGGGGATAGGGGTCGCTGGTTCGAATCCAGTCGCTCCGAATGCAGAAACAAAGGCTTAGCCAGGTGGCCCCCAAACCTGATACGTATATGATACGGTATAGCCCGAGTTTCGAGGGGGAAGTCACGCGGCTTCCCCCTTTTCTATTCCCACATGCTGCCAGAAATGGCCGTTCCTGATCTTTGAAATCATCTGATGAGTGACCCCGAACAGTGGCGCAATGTCTTGGTTCCGCTTCCCGTCCCGAATCATCACCTTGATTTGCCGAACGGCATCCTCTGTCAGTTTGGCGTTCCCATTGTGTTCCCCGCGCACGGGTCCAGTGCGGTGCCGCCCGCGCTCCATCATGTCGCGGGTGTTTTGTTTCACATCGCCAAGATACAGGTGCGCCGGGTTGCAGCACGCCCGATTGTCGCAAGTATGCAGAACCATCAGATCGCCCGCCTCGTTCCCATTGGCGAGAAGGTAGGCCAGCCTTGATGTGGTCATAGGCTTCCCGTCTTTCTTGAACGAGCCGTACCCATTCTTTGACAGAGCGCCCTTCCATATCCAGCAATCAAAAGCGCCGCCTATTGCGACCTTATCAAGAAACCTGTCCCGCCAATCACGGCGAGGACGTGGGACATATTTGCTCACTTATCTGCCCTCCGATGATGACCATAAACCCTCTCAATGGTCGAGGCATCCGCCCCCAGAACCTCGGCAGTCTCCCAGATCGTCAGGGGCTTCTGAGCGGGTCTAGCGCCCTTGGCCTCACGGCCCCACAGGAGCCAACTGGCGGCGGTGTGGCGAAGGGTGTGCGGGGTAACGTCTTCCCCCAGCCCAGCGGCTTCCCTGACGGTGTTCCAGGCGCGGCGCATCTTGGTCACGCGCTGGCCTTTGTAGTGAAGAACTCCCGATACCACACCTCTTCTATCATCAAGGCTCCTCCATCCCACCAAATGACCTTGAAGCCTTCCAGATATGCGAACAGGTGGACGCCGCTTACTGGTTTCTTTGTCATCGCTTCCTCTGCGATAGATAACGCCTCTCTCAAGGTCGATATGCCCGCCTCGTCTAGCCGCGCCCCATCCAAGTCCAACGATAGCGTCATGGCGTGTTCCTGTGTAAATACCGATTAAGATAAATCTTTGAACGTGGCTGTAGTCCGTGAACTGCACGGCACCTTTCGCAGCCTTGTGGCCTTCCCGCGATAGACGGCGGCAGGCACGGAGCAGGGCGGCAACCTCATCCCTTGTCAGCCACCTTTCGCGGCGGCTTTCTGCCTTTGGCAGGCTGACTTTTGGCACGGCTTCCAGTGGGCTTTCCCGGTGCCAGTGGTTTATTGCCGCTTGCAAAGACTTCAATTCCTGTCTCGCGGTAGACGGCTTTATCAAACGCCCTGACCGCTTTTGCGACTCCAACAAGCGCGAGGGCGATGACGGCGGCTTCGTTCGGCGTGAGATATATTCTCGACACGTAGAACCTTTCACATCAGCTAGTGACTTGTCGCCCCAATAGGCACTCAGCGCCTTGCAGTGGTATCTGATCGTTTCCCGGCTGGGGCTGTCGGCGGGTAAATCGGTCAGGTACAGCATCAGAACATCAGCACACGCGACATTGCTTAGGCTGCGTGTTCCGGTGTCTGGTCGGTAGTGGCTGGCGAGGTAGTCCTTGAGGGCTTGCATTGCCCCGTCAGCATTCTCTGTAGAGCATCCTGTGCTAACTTCCTTCGCTCCGTCCCTGATAACGTAGACGGCCTGACGGCCCTTCTGGCGTTTGACGTAGAGCCTCGCTCCTTTGCTCGGGCGCGACATAAATCCCTCCAGGTTTCTATATCTTCTTCGGTGACAAGGTATTGTCTCCCGACCAATTCGGCTGACAGTTCCCCGGCGCGGATCGCGGCGCGGAGCGTGTTGACTGTGGCTCCCCCATGCGGGAAGCACTCTTTCACGGCAACGGGCAGGGGCATCGGGGTCATGTCGGTGACAGTTTCCTCTTGGGCCACTTGTACTTCCGCTTAATGCCAGCGGCGGCTTTCTTCTGCCGATCCGCTTTTGCCATAACGGGGCGGTCTTCTTCGTGCGTCTTGAGGCGATGGCACTTGCCACACAGCACGGCGCAGTTGTCGAGTGTCGGTTCACCGCCAAGGCCGTCTGGCTTAACGTGGTCAAATTCTGGAAGACCAATTATCCGAAGGCCACAACTTTCACAGTGCGGTTTATCGTCAATGAGGCACCGCTTATAGGCGTCCCATTTGACAGTTTTGGAGAATTCACGCCGCATTGTTTCTCCCGTGGTTTGGGTGAAAGCCATACTTGCGTTCACCTTCCCACCGCGCCGCTATGGCTTCGGAAATTTCCGCAAATCGTCCAAGGTGGTGATTGCGCCCATTCACCTTTATAGTGGCAATCCACAGTCCACGGTCTTTGTCCCAGATTACGCCAACGTGTCCACTAGTGTTGCGACTGCCCTTGCTAACATTTCTGTTGTTTTCGGTTCGAGTAACCTTCCTTAGATTTACAAGCCGATTGTCATCACGGCGGTGATTTATGTGATCTACAAACTCCGGTTCTTCGCCATAAACGAACTTCCAAATTATGCGATGGGTGTAATAAGTCTTCCCGCCAATTCTGCCGCACAAATAGCCCATCTTCATGGGCGTACACATTGCCTTGGTCCACGCATCCCGTGCATTGAAGGATGCGTTTCCATCGCGTGGTTGCCAGTACAGATGACCCTCATCTGGATCATAAACCAATAGGGCGCGAAGCTCTTGGTGGCTGGGAAGCATTAGCGCCACTCAAAAATGAATGGCACTTCGTCGTTCAGGTCAATCTGAGCACCTGGAAACACTTCCTTGGCCTTTGCCACGAACTGTTCCGGCCTCTCTGCCGTGCCATCCTTGCGCTTGACAGACAGGCTGAAGAACTTGTTGCCGTTCTTGCTTTCCTTGAGCCAACCGGAAAGCCAATAGTCGTGGCCGTCCACGTTGATGCTGCCGTTGTAGTCCGGGTGGCTGTCCTTTTCCTTCTTGTTGTTGCGGAAAAGTGCGCCACGGTTGGTATTGTCAAAATCAGCCATTATGCGGCCTCCTGAATTAAGATTGTGAAGTCAATGCCAAGTAGATTGCTGATGATGTGCAGGGCGCGTTCCTTGGCCTCCTGAAAGGTCTTGCGGCCCATTGCGTCACGGCGCTGGCTATCAGCGGTCCAGATCGTGACGGCCTTCTCGTCAATCGCCACAACGCTGTATTTGTCGAGCGACTTTGCCTTAGTCGCCAGCGTCATTGCTTCTGAATTGTTGGCGCAGACAATGCGCGTTTCAGAGCAGAACCCTGCCTTGATGAGCGACCACTTGCGAAGGTGTTCAGGCGAGGGGAAGTCATCCGCCATTTCTTCCGGCAAATTCTTCCAAGCCTCATTCACCACAGCGAAGAAGTGGTCGTGGCTTGACTTGCTGCGGTGTTCGGCCATCTGCCAGCCATGCACTGCGCCAACGTCGAGTTTCACTCGCTTGGGGTGGAGGCACCGGAATAGCCCGTTGCCTTCGTAGAGCATGGGGAGTGTGTCGCTCATGCCGCCACCGTGGCTTTCAGTTCCGACAGGCGGTCATTGTACTCAACGCGCAGTTCGTCGAGGAAGTCAGGCGGCAGCGCGTCAATCGTCGTGACGTTGGACTGATACCAAGCCTTGAGCGTGGTGACAGACGCGGCCTGACGAATGTCCTTCACCAGCTTTGAGTATGTGTCACGGCTTCCGGCCTTCGATGCGCCGGGGGTGCCGTTGGCTGCAACCATCACAGGCGGCTCAAACTTCACATGCTGGTCGTTGTCGGGATCGTCACCCGTTTCGAGAACAAATGTCTTGAGCAACGCATATTTGAAGGCGTAGCTGATTGCCTTTCCTGGCCCCTTGTCTTGGCTGTCGATGCCGTACCCAAGGCTGTCAACGATGATCTGGTCAGAGCGGTCATCAATGTTGACGAACACGACCTTGCACTGAAGCTGAGTGCGGTTGCCTTCCTGCGTCACCTTGTAATCGGTGGGGTAGCAAACGATACCGTGCTTCACCAGCAGCGGGTTGATGGCTTTGGCAACCTTGTCGTGGCTTACATAGCTGTACTGCATCCCTGACTTCCTCTCCTTCTGGAGGTAGTCAAGTTCCTGCATCACGGCGTTGATGCGCTGAAGGATGTTCTTAGTAGTCACGGCGCTTCTCCTGTATGTGGCGTGGGTGGAAGCAGACAGCTTCGAAGCATTCGTCTTCGCTGGCTTCCGGGTGTTCCGCGCGGTAATCCTCCATCAGGTCAAAGAGGCTTTCGTAGGCGCGGCGTTCAATCTCAAGCGGGTCAATCTGTGTTGTGGCAAAACGTGTCATGATGCTCACCAGTTGATTGCAGCGAGAAAACCAATGCTAAATGCGATGAAGCCAGCGAGGGCGTTGACGGGAAGGGACCAAGCCATCACCACTGCCTTTCCAGTTCGTTGATGCGCTCCCAAACTACGGTCATCTGGTCTTCGTCTTCGATCTGGTCGAAGAGGTCGAACAGCGCGGCTAGCTTGGTTTCGCCCCGGCCACGCGGCGCATCTTCATCGCCGTCATGGCAGTCAAGACAGGCTTCCCAGTCGGCGCTGCGGTCAGGGATGGGCGGGCATACGTATGATGTGATGACCTGCATCTCAGCGCCCCATCTGCATGTCGCGGAGGTAGTCGCCCCGGTCATCGCCATACTCCGCGTGGTCATCAATGATGCACTCGCGCACCTTGTCGCCAAGGTCTTTCCAGTCGTATTCGAACGAACGCTGGATCAGCTTCCAGAGGTCAGGGTCAGACTTCTCGTCAACGCTGAACTCGTCGGTCCACTTCGTCTGCTCAAACGTGATTGAGGTGATTTCCCAGTTGCGAGTGTCTTCGTAGTCAAGGTCCAACGTGCAGTCGAACTCAGCGACGAAGCCCCGCTTGATGGTGTTCAGGATGGGGTCACGGCCTGTGTTGGCGACGAGGGTCAGGGTGTAGGGGATGTGAAGGGTTGGCATCACAGCACCTCCACGTTCATCAGGCGGCGGGCGCGTTCGGCATAGTGAGCAGCCCATTCCTGCGCTTCAATTGCGTCATCGTTCCAGCGCGTGTTGCGGAGGTTCATGGCGCGGGCGGTGTACTCGGCAGAAAGCACTTGGCACTGAAGCGCGCGGTACTGAGCGTCTGTGAGGTGGGCGAAGCGTGCCATGTTAACCCCTCCGCTCAATGAGAATTTCGCGGGCGCGTTCCAGAAGCTTTTCAGCATCGTGGGCGTTGTCACGGCCAAGATTGCGAGCCGCACCAAATGCGTCCGACTTGCTGTGAAGGAAAAGTCGGCCAGCGATGTACTGGGCGCAGTTTTCAAAGGACAGTTTAGTTGCTGTGGTCATTGTGGTGTCTCCCGATCTGCTATGGTGCTAATATGCACAACGCATAGTCGGAAGTCAACAGCAAAACGCATACTCATCGCATATTTGTTATGCGCCGCAGAATCAGGGGAGGGGGCTAGGCTTTCCGGTAGTAGCCTAAAACCTTGCCAACAACGGCTATTTCCTCGCCGTCCTTTACATCGGCAGGGCGGATCACAAGGGGCTTGTGAACGGGGTTCGTGCTGTCCGGTATAAGGTGAAGGACGCCGGCCGCAACCGACTTCACGACCTTTACAGTGGCCTCAAACAGGCCAGCCCGCCGCCGCTCGACAATCACCACATCATCAGGTGCAACAGGGCCGTGCCACTCTACGCACACCGCGTATTCCCCAGGCTTTGCCCTGCGGTCAATCGAATCGCCCTGAATTTCGAGGGCGAACTGCAAATGCTTGGGGAACCGCGCATCCCCTGAGATTGGCAGGGTAGATAGCTCGTTTTCCGGTGAATACGTTTCTTGCCAGATGCCTGCTCTGACAAATCCTTTAACTGGCATTCCTTCCCCATCAACCACTGGAGCCTGTCGCGCTCCATTATCTGACCTAGAGGTAGTATTTTTACGCCCCGTCAAAAGAAATTCAAGTGAGACATTAAAAAATTTCGCATATCGCATCGCAGCATCCCGGCGCAGGCCGCGCGATCCGTTCTCATGCGCGGCATACGTCTGATAATTAATGCCCATTGCCGTGGCAGCTTCCGCAGCCGTTTCAAACATGCGCTCTCGCGCAGCCTTCAGACGCTCATGAATTTCCATTAGGTCAAACTCTGGTAGGTCATCCTCCAGCATTTTTAATGCGCGGTCCTCTGCAATAGGCGTTGACACGATTATGCGAAACGCCTATAGGTGCATATATGGATTATGCGTTAGACCTCAAGACACTTCGCAAGAAGCTCAACTTAACCCAATCCCAACTCGCTGGAAAGATTGGGGTTAATCTTGCGACGATATGGCGTTGGGAGAACGAGGGAATACCCACTCGTGGCCCCGCCCGCGCATATTTGAACAAGCTGGCCGAAGAGGCCGCGCAATGAAATCCGCCAGCCGTTACCCCCAACTTGACGGCACGCTCATCCTCCCTGGGAGCGGCGGCAACTTGGCCCGCGTTATCAGTAACGCTCTGTCCTCCCAGACGGGCCACTTTTTATTCATGTCGAAGCAACTCAAGAAGCTGCTGCGACAGTTCACCAATGCTGGCGGGGTTTCCTCCTTTTCCCCGACCAGCGCGGGCGCGGCGTCTAATAGGCGGGCCTTGATGTCTGCCAAGTCGCGCCCGCTTCCATTCTCCGAAGTCAATTACGTTGCTCATGTTCGTCTCTCCTTCTGTGAAACAAAGTTTAACAGGAGTGCCGTTGCATGACTGCAAAACTGCTTTACGAAAGCGGAGTTTCCGAAGCCAAAGAATGGGCCACCCATATGGTCCTGCGGGAAATGCGTAGTCCCGGTGATTTGGAAAACGCAATGCGCCGCCTTGAGAGCCGATACGGCATCCCGTGGCGCACGTTCTGGAGCCTTCGCTATCGCCCGCCATCCGACATTCTCGTTGGCGTGTGGCGTCAACTTCACGCGGCTTACGAAGCAGAATGTCAACGCCAAGAAAGGTTGCTTGCGCATGAGAGGCACATCGCGGAGGCCCAAGTTCTTTCTTTTGAGGCTTTGGATAGCGCGGCTTCTGATGGCGCTGGCGGCGAGGGCATCTAAGTGAAGACGCGGGTCACGTTTGCTCACCTTCCCCCCAGCGTGAACGCAATCTGGCGCTTCACCAAGACGGGCAAGATGTACCGCACCTCAGAATATCAAACTTGGGCCAATTCAGAGGGCTGGAACGTACGCGCCCAAATGGCGAGCCAGCACAAGTTCACAGGCCCCGTGTACATCACGCTTGCCATGCGCCGCCGCCGTTCCACGCAGGACGGTGACAACTACCAGAAGGCAACCTTTGACCTTCTTGAAGCAGTTGGCCTGATTGACAACGACAAGAACATCATGGGCTGCAACTGGTTCTGGTCAGCAGACCTTCCGGCAGGCGTGGCCGCAGAGATTACCATCGTTCAAGCAGACGCTTTGGAGGACGCAGCCTAATGCCAGCAGCAGCCTTTGATTGGACCGAAGCCCGCATTGAGGAAATGCTGACGATGTGGCGCACTGGTTACACCACGTACCAGATGGCCGACAAATTCGGCGTCTCGCGCAACACCATCTGCGGCAAGCTTCACCGCGTCAAGATTGCTCGCGGCATCCTGGAAGCAAAGCCCCGCATTCGCAAGCCATCCAAAACAGACGAACCACGCAAGGCGAGGAAGATGACGCTGCCCGCCCGCGCCGGGTTTGTGCTTGCCAAGTTGCCCGTGACTTCCGTTTCCGCTCCTGACGAAGGGCAGTTGGCTTCAATAATTGACGTCACAGGCTGCAAGTGGCCCGTGAAAGACGATGAGGCTTATGTGGGCGGTGTGGCCTTCTGCAATCACGGCACTCTGGATGGAAGTTCTTATTGCCCCTACCACAAGGCGGAAAGCGTGGCGTCCTACAGCCGCACACTCATCAGCAAGACCGTCCGTTCTGCGTGGCATGTCTACAACAGGAGGGTCGCAGCATGAGGGCAACGGCGGCAATTCTCACGCTGAAAGACGCCACTGCGTTCGGGCATTCTATGGAGCAGATACTCCAAGCGGTTACAAAGACAACGCGGATTGGGCGACTAGACATCATGAGCGCACACCGCGCCGCAAACATCATGGAAGCGCGGCATATCTTCTATTGGTGCGCCCGCTATTTCACGGCCCGCTCTTACCCTGAGATTGGCCGTTTTATCAAGCGTGACCACTGCACAATTATGCACGGCGTTCGGAAGCTGGACCGTGACCTGTCGCGCGTGTGGCCGAAGATCAAGGCCATTGCTGCTGAACTTGGCGAAACGATTGACGAAAGGATGGCAGCATGAGCGGCGCGGCGTTCGGCTTCATACTTGCCTACGCCTTTTTCTTCGCCATTGGCCTCGCGTACTTTGCGGGCATCTGTAACAGAAATATTTGAATTTGGTTGAGTCACGTTGGCGCGTTCTGACGGTTTCAGAGGTATAATCTTCGCATGAGTTATTCGGCAATGGCCTGGGCGCGCGGCATCAAGACGGGATCGGCAACGGTCAAGTCTGTTCTGCTGGCTGTTGCTAACTATGCTGATGAGGAAGGCATTTGCTGGCCTTCCCAGGAGCAGCTTGCCGACGATACGGAACTGTCTCGCCATAGCATCATGCGCGCCCTCGACCAGTTGGAAGAGATGGACTTGATTACCCGTGAGCGGCGGCACCGGAAAGACGGGTCAAGGTCATCTGATTTGATCATTCTCGACCTAAGTCGCACTGAGCAACGTAGCTCCCAGCAACGTAGCACACAGCAACAACCTAAGTCGCACAGTGCTACAGCAGAACCTATCATAGAACCTTCACTTAGTAGGAATAGCGCGCAACGCGTTAAGCGGGATAGCGACGAAGACGAAGCCGTTAAGGTTTGGAACGACCTCGCAAGCGACCTTTCACTGCCCAAAGTCCAGCGGATGACCGAAACGCGGCGGCGGAAGCTGGCTGCACGGTTGCGGGAATGTGGCGGCTTGGAGGGCTGGCACGTTGCAATGGCGAAAATCCGGGGAAGCCCGCTGTGTCGTGGGGAGGTTGGTGCGTGGCGTGCTGACTTCGACTTCGTGCTTCAGGAATCAAGTTTCGTAAAGCTCATGGAAGGCAAATACGATGACAAATCACCCGGACGACATGCATCCCCTGGCACCGCCTCCGCTGCCGATAACAACCGTCAAGCGAACCGGGAACGTCTACGAGCTATCGTTGAGGAAGCCGAACGCCGAGAAAATGAGGACGGCGGTGACGGTTTACGAGACACTGATGCGCGCGCGGCCTGATTACGGCAAGGAATCGACCGAGTATGCCGTTGGCCTCACGGAAACGCTATCATACCTCACCGATGAAGAACTTGCGTGGATTGCCAACCCGCGTGAAGGGTTAGCCACGGTATGCAAATTCCTTCCAACAGCGGCGGATGTTCACGACTTCTTGCGCGCAAAACGTGCCAGAGAAGCAGAGTACAAGCCTGCCCACACA